ATAGTCGTAAGCATCTTCTGGGACTTTTAGAAAAGCCATGGAGAACAAAATGATTAACTGGTTTAACGGACTGAAACTTGCGTGGCGGCTTTGTATAGCTGGGATTACCCTAGTTATTATACCTGTGGCTTTGGCTTGGGGCATTTTTGCTGGGATGTTCATCTTAGGTGTGTTCTTGCTTATTGCTGGGTTTGCTACAGCTACGCAAAGTACTTGACTTACTGCGTACATGATGTTTCTAACTTGGCTAGTACTACTCAGCATCTTCCTGTCCGTGCCTATGCCTGCGACATATAGCCTCTGGGCCGGACGTTTCCTAGTAATCTACTTTGTAGTGATGCTCACCATTAGCATAGTAAAATAAGGATAAGACAATGACAGGCAACCCTAACAGCTACATCATCTTAGTGGAAACAAAAGATGATACATTCAAGACAGTAACGGAGAAACTTAATGTGATAGAGGCAAGAGAAAAGCTAGAGCTAATCAACTTAGCTATCACTAAACAACCAGACATTCGCAGGGCTTTCATCTTTAACGTAGCAGCCCATCAAGAGGAGGGGATACCGCAATGAGTGGTGTAACATTAGAGGAGATCACCGTAGGCTTTCTGTTGATGGTGCTTGGGTTCATAGTGGGACGAAAGGACGCAGAAGGTATAGCAGATAATTCACACAACCAGACCTTCTGGGTAGGGTTCGAAGAGGGCTACAAGGTAGCTACACACGAGAGTAAAGAGGGTGTTGACAACAGCACTGAGTTGTGATACCCTATCTTTACTTAAAGGATATACCCTTAAAGTATCTGTGTTATAAGGATACTTTAAACAAAGATACTTAAAGGATAAGACCATGAGATGTTTCTGTTGTAACAAACCTGACCCGTCATTCTTTGATGGCAAGGAGAACCGATACTACTGCACCATGTGCAAGGATGATATAAACAAGACAGCATATAGTACCTTCGGGCGTGATGATCTTGAACGTATCTTTAGTATCAATGAGAGTGACGAGATTAAAAAGCTAGTAGGCTACAAAGAAAAGTACAAAGAGTAGTTGACAGCACTATAGGTTTCGTACTAATGTATAAGTATGGAGGTAAGGTTATGACACCAGTTAAAACTATGACGAAGACTTGCAGCATGTGCCGTAAGACTAAAACCTTGGACAGTTTCTTTAAGAGGAAAGAAAACAAAGTTGATGGTAGAAAGTCCTACTGCAAGCCTTGTAATAAGGTGTATGACGCAACTAAACGTGAAGAAAACATAACTGTATTCAAAGCTAGGTGTACTGACTGGAAGAGTCGTAATAAAGACTATAGACGAGCGTATGACACCTTCCATAAAGGTAAAACTAAAAGTCTAATACCATCTTTTCTCAAGGACTGTCCTGTAGAAGAGAAGAGGGTCAAAGATATATATAAACTAAAAGGTTTGATGTCTTTAGTTACAGGTGTGCCGCATCAAGTAGATCATATGTGGCCCTTAGCGGATGGTGGTCCACACTGGAGTGGTAACATGCAGATACTAACTGCTACTGAGAATAGAAGGAAGTGGGCTACTGTTGACCTAGATGTTAAGCGTAATATACAGCAGTCCCTTGAAGAGGAGAGGTTAAGATATGAACATTGACGATCTAAAAGATTTCCTTAAAGAGATGGGACTAGAGAGTGTCCACCCTAAACCCATCACAACTAAGCCCGACTACATGCAACCGGGTTTCTATGTAGATCCACGAGATGTAAATGGAGAGGTTCCGTTCTAATGATTAAAGCAACATACATTGACCATATGGGTACAGACTTGACAGTAGCTAACGCTGCACGGGTATCCTTCGGTAAGACAAGTGAGATGGAGGATGACCCTTGGGGACCACCTAAACTCAAGAAGAAAGACGATAAGCTGATCCGATACCTTGCAGCTCACAAGCACATCAGCCCCTTCGGACATTGCTTCGCATCCTTCCACGTTAAGGCTCCGATCTTCGTAGCACGGCAGCTAGTCAAGCATAAGTTCCTACGCTGGAATGAGATAAGCCGTAGGTATGTCGATGATGAACCTGAGTTCTATGTGCCTGACGTATGGCGTGGACGTAGTGCTGACAAGAAGCAGGGATCGTCTGACCAAACTGTTGAGTTCTTGAGAATGCAGGGACTATCGGAGCAAACAGTAGATGATGCCACATTTAAGCATAAGGTACACAGCCTCACCCTGTACCACGACATGATCAACGAAGGGGTAGCCCCTGAGCAAGCACGTATGGTACTGCCACAGTCTACTATGACTGAGTGGTACTGGAGTGGTAGCCTTGATGCCTTCGCTGATATGTGTAACCTACGCTGCAAGTCTGACACACAGGCAGAGACACGGCAGGTAGCACAACAGATTGACCGCAAGATGATTGAGTTATTCCCTGTATCATGGGATGCACTTACGGAGAGTGATGATGAGTAAAGTGATTAACTGGTTTAACGGACTGAAACTTGCTTGGCGGCTTTGTATAGCTGGGGTTACCCTAGTTATTATACCAGTGGCTTTGGCTTGGGGCCTTTTTGCTGGAATGTTACTCTTAGGTGTGTTCTTGCTTCTTGCTGGGTTTGCTACAGCAACACAGGATATTTGATGTAAGATTGAAAGGAGAAACAGAATGAGTAAGATGTATGAATTAGAGCCTATGATCTTGGACTGTTGGCGTGTGTGCAATGACCTTGAGGTTGTCTTCAAACAGGTAGGTGACGGTGAACCTACTGAGGATGAACTGATGAACGCCTTGATAGGGATGCAGCAAGTGTACCAGTGGAAGTTTGAACAGCTGTTCAACAAGTATGAGGATGTACTCCGTGACAGACAATGAGTGGCCCTTAGAGGCAGACTTCACAGACGTTAGACCTATGACACCAGAGGAGCGCAAGGCTGCTCAAGAACGTGACGCAAAGAATGGGAAGAGCAATGATAAAGAGTGAATGGAATCGACTAATAAAAGAACGTATGGACGCTCAGGCATTAAGTGAAGACTTTAAGGAGAGTGTATTGTCAGAGCATGGGGCAGACATCGTGAATGAACCTAAACACTACGCACGGTGGGCCATTGAGCCTATCACATACATCATGCGTAATAGCTTTGAGTTCTGGCGTGGCAACATTGTTAAGTATGCCAGCCGTGCAGGCTACAAGATGTACGAGGGTAAGACGCAGGTGCAAAGCGAGATCATTGACTTAGAGAAAGTTCAACGCTATTGTCAGATGCGTATCAATCAACTTAATGGAGAGGAGAAGCTATGATACCTGTAGGTCAACTACGATTGTTACTCACCAAGGCAGGTTTAGAGTATGTCATCACCCGTGTTGAGGGTAACGTGGCACACGTCAATATTCTTGTAGCGGAGCAGCCTGATGTACACAGTTGAGTTTGAATCAGACGCAGCGATAATCACAACACTAGATCAACAGGATTTGTACGAGGATGTTGAGGTTATCTTGGGTGATGGTGGTGACGTTTACATCCGACAATATGAGCCGGACATGGATTCATACCAGCTAATACTCATGAGCGCACAGCAGTGGATAGACTTGATGGCTGCATACAAAAGCTCAGAAGGTTCATACTATGTAGAGTTGAATCATGAATGAGTTAGGGCAAGGCTTTTTTGCTGGCATGTTTGCAACCTATGTGTTAGCACTGCCCTTGTTATACCATATGGTAGAGCCAGAAGATCCTGAGGAGAATAGATCTGGCCCTATCAAGTTTGCCTTCCTGTGGCCTGTGATTGCACTGGAAGTAATATATCGTATCTTTGTAGGAGAGAAAGACAATGATGGAACTGGCACTAATTAAGACGTTACTTAGTCGTGACTTCTATGAACAACACAAGGGCATACGTTGCCCCGACAAGATCTTTACCAAGGATGTGCGTAAGATTAAGCAGGCACTAGATGCAGCTATGCGTACATATGAGGGTGACTTGAACACAGCAGACTTGGAGGCTCTGTTCTACGCTCAGAACCAAACTATGACTACCGCTACCAAGACAGCCTACTCTGATCTGTTTCGTAAGATAGACAAAGAGCAGGTCATCAAGGAAGAGATTGCTACAGATGTGCTGGGCAAGATGTTTCAACAGTATGTAGGTGAGCAGGTAGCCAACCTTGGCTTTGACTTCGTTAACGGCACACAGACCAGCCTAGAACCGCTGAGACGTATGCTAGAGAACTACAAGGATGACTTCACACCTAACCTTCGCATTGAGTGGGAAGACATCAGCATCGACACACTACTAAAGGCAAACGATCTACAGACACAGTGGAAGTTTAACATCCCAAGCCTACGCCGTAAGGTAGAAGGTGTGAGTGGTGGTCACCTATTACTTGTAGGCGCACGGCCTAACACAGGTAAGACATCCTTCCATGCTTCATTGATTGCAGGGCCAGAGGGCTGGGCAAGGCAGGGTGCTAAGTGCGTAGTGCTATGCAATGAGGAAGCGTATGAGCGTGTAGGAGCTAGGTATCTTAGTGCTGCCTCTAACATGTCTATGGATGAGGTCAAGGCTAACGTAGCCCTCGCACGTAGCCGCTACGAGCCTGTCAGAGCCAATATCCGCATCAAGGATAGCACCAACAAGGATATGCAGTGGGTTGAATCTCTGGTTAAACAAGAGAAGCCAGACGTATTGATCCTGGACATGGGTGATAAGTTCGCCAGCAAGACAAGCGATAAGTCCGATGTGTACCTAAAAGATGCAGCTATCTATGCTCGTAACATCGCTAAGCAGTACAACTGTTGTGTTGTATGGATGTCACAGTTAAGTGCCGTAGCTGAGGGTAAGGTCTATGTAGACCAGTCTATGATGGAAGGCTCTAAGACAGGCAAAGCAGCAGAGGCAGACCTAATGGTTCTGATCTCTAAGAACCCCATTGTAGAGGGTGCAGATGAGGAAGACACACAACGGCACTTGAATATAGCTAAGAATAAGCTTAAGGGTGGTTGGCATGGTGTTGTACACTGTGAGTTAGACGGGGCGAGATCACTATACACAGCCTAGAGGAGAGAGAGATGAGACTTGTATTAGACGTTGAGAACACAACAAACAAACGTAGGGAGAAGCTACACTTAGACCCCTATGAGGAGGGTAACTTCCTTGTGCAAGTCGGTATGCAGAATGCAGACAATGACAAAGAGTTACACATTGTAACATTAGATCACGTTGAGAAGAA